AGGCTGTAGCTTAGAAGTCAGTGTCTTGACAGGCAATGGCTCTACGTCAGCAAAGCCGTAGTCTTCAGCCGGTGACAAACGAATTGGAGCCATTGATGTGCGGGCATACGTGAGCGCGTCTTTTGCAGGTTTTTCGGTTTTCAAATACTTCAAAACATTAATTGGGGTGTCCAACCATCCAATGCCGTTGCCCTCAACTACAAACGGATAGCTAAGATGATCTTGCACACCCAAGCTGGACGCGGAAGATGGTTCTGATTGCCCGGGCTTTGCTTTTATTAATGCAACTATGTCGCCATAATTTAAATTTTTAAACTTTGGCTCTTCCATAGCATCAACCATTTTGGTCAAATCAGGAAAGCCTTCTTTAAGCAAAGCATCAGCGCCAATTTTTGACCCTTTGTTGTAACTCTTTTTTCCGGGCGACCACCCAAAAATTTTTGAGCTACGGACATCAAACGTAGTCGCTTCCATCGCTGCTTCAGCTTGCGATAGTGTTTCCCACGAAACTTTCCACAACTCATCGCCGCGAACTTTAACCTGAAATTCCTTGCTGGCAATAGCTTTACTTCGTAAATCGTTTAGAACTTCCAACGCTCTTGTTGTGCCGCCCTCTAGCTTTCCTGATTCAATTGCCCAGTTAAGCTCTTCAAAATACGCTTTTAAGAATGTCGGGTTGCCCCGAACATTGCCCCTTGCCATCAAAGCTACTGCACCCAATCCACCAACCTGATTAGCCCTGTTTAGCCAAGAGGTTACCATTGCTTTATGAGCAGTAAATGCCCAAACAGCCTTGTTCTTGTTTCCAATAATAAATGGATAGCCGGGGCCGCCTTGAAGTGGAATGTTAATTCCTGATTTTGGATCTAGCCCGGGGTAATTTCCAACTTTCATGCGGTCAGAAAAATATACAAACGCTTCTTGCCCAGCATAATCAGTTAACGAAACATTTCTTGGTATTCTAGCTTTTGGCAATACTGGAGAAGGAGAAAATCGAAGGCCAATGTCTTGGTCGAACAAAGCACTTGAAACGAAACCGTCAAATACAACACCAGACTCTGCTTCAACTTTATTTTGAACACTCTTAGCAGACAAAGATGTAACCTGATTATCAGCGGGGGAAAGCATTGGCCCCGCCTGATCCGTAGTTTCGGGGCGTGTTTCTGCCTGTGCCTGTGCCTGTGCCTGCGGCTTGCCGGGCTTCATGCTTGCAAGCTTAAGATCTTGTAGTGACTTGCCTTCAGCCAGTTGCCTAACAATACTGTCAAGGTCTTTCTTGAACCCGCCACGCAAGCCCAAGCGGTCAGCGGTCTGTCGAACAAAGTCTACGATCTTGCCAGCAAGAGTCCTGTCACCACTGAACGTGCCATTGGCAATGGCTGCGAGATCGCTTTCAAACGCTTGTGCCAGAGCTTCTTCAATCTGGGCCTCTGGATTCATTCTGGCGTATTCGCCGTTGCTTAGTCTTTCAGCATATTTAACTGCCATCCTGCCAAGCTTTTTCTTGCCAAGACGTTTGACCATATGCTCGTACAACTCAGGGTTTACATCCTTGGTTGCGTGCAACAATTCATGTGCAAGTATCCGAGTAAACACCTTGTCGCTGCCTGCCGTTTCGCCTTCTCTAACACGGTTGGCATCAACATAAATGGTGTTACCGTAGTACAGTCCGTCAAACGGAGCAGCTTGCTCGCCAGCCTGAGTGTCAACCTGCACGATACGCAAGGGCACGCCAGTGCCTTCAGAGGTCTTCGCGGCAACTTCTCGAAGCTTGGTCAAAATCTTAGGCTGGTTAGTTTCTTCCTCTTCAGGAATAATTCTGACCATAGGCTGCTCGCCTTCAGCCAACGGGTCAAGACCTCTGGCTTCACGCACGGCAGTATCAATTTGTACTTCTGCCCGCCGATCCTGTTGCTGCTGTTGCTGCACAGGGTCTAGTTCAACAACAGGCTCTTCTGCTACAGGCTGGTCAACCACAGGAGCTTCAGCTTGTTCTGGCACAGCCTCTTCCACAACTTGCGCTGTTTCTTCAGCGACCGCAGTTGCACCAGTAATCTCAGCGTATTGTTCTGGTGTTGCTTTTTCTGTTGTCCAATTCTGGCCCGCTGGCCCAAGCTGCTGCAACAATCCGTCAGCTTGTGTTTCTGCCGCCTCAAGACTAAGCTCGTCTGTTTCGTCGTATGGATAAGCCTCCCTGACCTCACCATCAGCGTCCTTGACAACGATTGCAGAAGGCTGAACTTCCGGCTGCTGTTCTACAACATCGGCTTCTGCTTCTTCTGCTACCGCCTCCGCCTGTTTTGCTATTGCAACGTCACGGTCTTCAAGCAAAGCTTCGCCCAAGGCAGCGTATTTCTTAGCCTCAGTGCGACTCTTGGAGTAAATAGCCGGACCAACAACCATGCCACCTGCAACAGCACCCATCACAAACGCATCTACCGTACCTTCAAGCGCGTCTGCACGGCTCCAGTTCTGGCCGGGGTCAGCAAGAATGTCAATGTGGTTCTGTGCAACTTGCGTAAGAGCTTCTTCCATGCCCTCGGATATACCGCCAGTAAAGAGACTGACTCCGATTGAGCTGCCCCAACGCTTAACTCCAGCAGCAACGCCTTTCTCAATTACCTCGGCACCAACTGCCCTAGCGGTTTTGGAAGCCATCGCAATGCCTAACCGCTTCGCTCCTGATTTGGCAATGCCCAAACCAATGTATTCTGCACCGACTTCTGCTGCCGCGTAACCTAATCCAACAAGTATCCTGTCTCTAGTAGCCGAGTCAATATTGTTTTTTCTTACAATCTCGTCGTACTTCTCAAACCCAGACCCCACTCCCATAACGCCAAATGCACCAAGAACTGCTATTTCGCCAAATGGCGTTGGTTCAATTATTGCAGCAGCAGAAAGCAAAGCAGACCCAGCAGCTTGCCCAACAGTTCTACCCCAGCCCTCTGGGTTGTTAAATCTATTAGCCAACTCTTCTGGTGTTCTTGTAATCCCAGAACCGCCGGTCATGCCGCCGCCTATGCCTACGCCGCCAAGTACATTGCGAGCGGTTTCTACAAACGAAGAACGATAAATTTCACCTGACTGCAATTCGTCAATGGCTTCTTGGAACTCTACGTCATCTGGCGAAGCAACCATGCGCATAGCAAGCGACGGGGCTTGTACACCTAAAAAATCCCAAATGCTAGTCCCAAGGTCTTGGACGTTAGCCATGAAACTATCGCGTCCCTCAGCATCTAATTTTAGTTGCGTTATGTATTCATTTGCATCTGCAAGTTGTTGCAATTCAGCTTGCTGCTGCCTGTATTGATCTGGAAACTGCGTTTTCTTCAATCGTTCAATGTAAGCTTCTGCTTCCAGTCGTGTTCTGTAATCCGCAGGCGACTCCATTTTTGCACGAACAGCTTCAGTAGCGTTATTCCATACAGTTGGGTCGTATTCGTATTTACCGTTAATAATTGCAGGAGCAACACTGCGGTCAGGGCTACGACGCATACGACGCTGCTCTGCACCAAAATCAAAATCTACATTGACATTTGGAATTGATGTCATAAATCACGACCCTCCAAACGACGGCATTCGCGACTCAATTTCTTTTTGTTTGCTTTTATTTGCCTCGCGTTTTTTTATTATCTCATCGGTGTCAATTTGAGTATTTGTTAATGCATTTTGGTTCAATACAGCCATCAATTTCTGTACGCCATTGTCGGCTCTTACATTTTGACTATATGACTCGTAAACAGTTTTAGCTTGTTCAAATCCGCCTTGTTTGAAAGCCCGTGAAATAGCTTGTATTTCTGTTTGATAAGGACTTTCTATTGTGTCAGACAAAAAATAATCCAACGTGTTGCCGCGAGTTATGTTTATGCCGAGGTTTTTAACGTATTGACCGATCTGCTTTTCCTGAACCTCTAATTCCTCTTGCGACATTACACCGTCTCTAGGTGAACTCAAGTTCATCATGTTGCCACCCGCCATATTTTGTGGAGTCCTAAAACCACTAGCAGATGTTGCGGCAACATCTTCTCTAGAAATTTCTTGCCCAGTAAAATTGGCAAAGAGAACTGCCGATGCTTCGTTTTGAACTAAACCAAAGTGGTTGAGCAAAGTTTTCCAAGATGCTTCGACCCGAGCGGCCTGTGTGGGATCTGACTCTACTAGACTCCTAAACTTTTCTCTTCTTTCCACAAAGTTGCTGCCCGTAATTCCAGCGTTAAGAAGAGAATAATCATAAAAAGCTTGCAAAGCTTCTGGTTCAAGTACAGACAACGATCTTGCCTGTCTTGTTTTATGTGCAGAAAGATCGCCGTAAATTTTTCCCTTCAAATTGTTTTCGTCTCTTTCGTGCTTTGCTGCGTCTATTTGCCTTTGCAAAGCGTCAAGCTGTCTACGAACTGGTTCGCTTGGGCCTATGTCGCCTATTGTTTCTGCGCCGCTGCTTGCAATAATGACATCGTAAGCATCTTGCAGACCTTTTATTTCGGCAGTTTTCGTTCTAGAAGCGTCTCTAGCGGCTCTTTCATAACCAGCCCTAACGTCAGCCAATTCTTTTGCACGGTAATTGTCGCCAGCAGCCGGTCCTCTTCTAGCGTACTCATTCATCATACGAAGAATGCTCTCGGGGTCTGCACCAGAATTAGCGGCCTCCCGCAAAGATTCAGCGAGGCTTTCGTCAATAACTCCCTCATTCAAGTGCGAGTCGATCATAGCGTTAGCCAAAGCTTTATTCGCAGCTAGTTGCTCGTTAGTAATTGAATCTAACCAACCAGCTTCAGCGTCTTTGTAAGCTGCTATCTGATTGAACATGTGAATTTCTGCGTTTGACTGCTGCAAGCCTATTAGATTGCGGAAAGTCGAATCGTTGATAGGTACAACTAGACCCTTTGCTGTTCTTGCAAACATGCCGCCAGTCGTAGGGTTTGCAAAAATCTCTGTAGTGCCTATTCTAGTGTGCTTTGGCCTGCGCGGCTGACTAGGACGTGCAGCCCTTTCCGCACCCTTTCGCCTGACAGCATCAATGTTTTTGCTTGCATCTTGACCTGCTGCAACAACAGGAATGTCCTTGTCTTCCCGTTTAGTAACGTATTCAGTACGGCGGTCCTCATTTGTTGGCACAGGTGGTTCAGCTTCCGCACCGTCTTCTTCTCCAGTAACAGGAACAGGGGGGCCAGCATAAGTAGTGCCTTCGCGCTCAGCCGGTATGCCACTAATCCGCTTGCTGTTGTCAGCAATCTCTTGCACTTCAGCTACAGCTTGATCTGGGTCTGGACCGGGATCAAAGCTTATCAAGGCACCTGCCGACACAGCTTCGTTTGACAATCTTTCTTGCACAGCAGCAGCTACATCAAGCTGCTTCATGCGTATGTTTTGATCTAGCAAATATCCACCAGTGGCATAAGAAATGTCCTCGGACATCTTCTTCATGGTTTCACCAAAGATATTCATGCCAATTCTAGTCAAACGAGTTTGTTCAAATGCGTACTGCCTATCGTTTCTGCGATTAATCTGTTCGATTGTTGCAGCCGCGTCAATGTTAGTTTGACGTATTGTTCGGCCTTGTTGGTACACGCCAGCAACATTCAATGGAGGGTTAGGGTATGCCATTATAAATCCGTTTAATTTAACCCATAGGGTTTAGTAAATTGCCTAAGTTAAATGTACCGCCGCCGCCAGTAACAGTACCAGCCATGGGATTAACACTTACGCCGCTTCCGCCAAACAAGTTTCCAAACCAACTAGATGCTTGGTCGCCGAAGCCGCTGCCAAACGCTGAACCAAATCCGCCAGTAAAACCGCCTACTAATCCGCCTGTAGCAGCTGGCAACAAGGTGTCAGTAATTAAACCCGGAGTTTCAGTTACGATTGGGTTGGTGTAACTTTCCCAAGGCGTGCCGTAAAAGCCTTGCGCTTGTGCAAGCTTCAAATCAATACCGGGGTCTGCTGCAATAGGCGCACGACCAAGTACGTCAATAAGGCTAGACATTTGCGATTGCATAGAAGCTTGTTCCATAGCCGCTCGCCTTGCAGCTAAATCTGCTTCAGCAGCCGTAAAACCGCGCTCTGCCTGCACCCGTCTTGCAGACAAGTCATTTGCCATATTTGCCCTGTTTTCTTCTACTTCCGCAACAGCCTCGTTTGCCCTGTCTTCTAAACCAGCTTGCCATTGTTTAGCAGCAGTAGAACCTATTAAACCAGAAGCATAAGATTTTCGCGTCAAGTTTGCAGCACCAGTTTTTTCCTGATCTCTGATGTCTTTTATTTGCTTGTCTCGCTGCCGATTAAGATCCTGACGCTGCTGCCTTTCCCAATCGTTATAATCACTTCTTTGCAAAGCTATGTTGGCGCGAGCAGCGTTGTAATTAGACTCGATAGAGTCCATAGAACCTGAATACATATTTTTTACAGCATCCATTTGCTGTGTCCATATGCTCCAATAATCTCGCATTACTCTACGAGAATCAGCTATAGCAGACTCGTAATAATTCCAAGTAGCCTGCGGCCCCTGAATGCCCCACTGACGCATTGGGTTTGGCGTTTCTTCTTCGCCACCAAAAAGGAAGTCTAAAAAACCCATCTTTATCCTCTATCTCTTGAGCGGCCAGCTACCGCTATTCTTGCTGTGATTGTTTCAATTGCCCAAGGCACTGCAAGCAAGCTGCTAGAAAGCTTGACAAATATGCTTTGGCCTCTGGCTCTTGTATAGCTATGATTGTTTCTGCCCTTTGTCCATGTGCCTGTAATTACAGCCTCAGAGTTTTTTGCCTGTTCTGCTGTGTCTCCAACATAAACTGCGTAATCTAAATTAGCTGATTGCTCATCTAAAACAGCAGCTATTCGCATAAGCTTAGATTCTGTAACTCCGTCCATGGCTATTGGCCCAATCCAAATAAAACTGTCAATAGCTGTTGATCCAGATTGCGACGTGTCGTGATGCGCCAAATCACTAAAATACCTAATTACACCGTCGTATCCACCAAGCAAAACACGTCGCTTGTCTGGGTCAACATGGTTGTAAGACAAAGCTGCCGAAGGTCCAAGCGCAGACGGGTATTCCATTTCCCACAGGCTGTTACTACGCTCATCGTAGTAATAATGGCTTTCCATAAGCGTACTTGGCGTGTTTTTATTGTGTAGGAAAATATGGACGCCATAAGTGTGGTAATCGTAATGCAAAGAAACGTCGTACCTAGAAGCATCTATAGAAGAAAAAGTTTTGTCAAGCCTGCCAGAAGACAAGCGGTTGCTTTGGTCCACGTTGAATTCGTTTGGTGCCATTCGGTACAAGCCGTTTTGGCCAAAGAAATAAAGAGACCTGTTTGGACCGTAGCACCAAGCATCAGGTGAAACAATTCCAATATCTTTGCTTAAAGTAAGTATTTGTGCGTTGTTTTCTACAGGCCCCGGATCATTAGTTAGCATAAAAATAGAGCCAGTGCATCCGAACACAAGAGCGGTATCACGGTATGCGAATAGACTTGTTATTGGGTCGCCTATTTCAGCCAAGTTTGAACTGTTTCCCGCAATCGCACCCAAGCCGTCTGTACCCGTTGCAGACAAATCCCAGTCGTTTGCGCCCACCGATGTATCTGGGTTGTCGTTGTAATCTGCTGTAGAAGCAATAGCAGACATAAACCAGTTGTTTGGCTCATCGTTTTTCCCAGCCATAACTATTCGGCCCAGCCATGAGGTTATAAGCCTACATCTAGGATTTTCTGGGTTTTCGCCGTTTTTACCACCCGGTATCAGGTAAGTAGCCCCATCGTCCTTACTGGTCATTGCTGACCAATCGAATAATTCTCGCTTAGGCGTGTCAATTAACAGGTACTTATTTCCATCAACTAAATAGTATCTGTCAAACATAACTGTTCCGCCAACCCTAGAAACAGTCTCAGACAAATTTAGGTTTGCATTTTCTCCACCTGTTAGACCAACATAGCTTTCGCTTGCATCGCCGGATATTTGTGGAACTCCGCCAGAAACAGCTATTGTCAACTTTGTTGAATCGGCAGTTGCGTCAGCGTCAGCAGATCGCCAAGTAACATTGTGGAAATATGCTGGCGACCACTCTCTCACCCAGTCTCCACCAACACCACTGAAATCAATATTATTTATGCTAGTTCGAGTGCCGCTACTTGTGTATCTGTGAGTGTATTTGCCGTCTTGTGCTGCCGCAGAAGGCTCCGCATCACTTGTGACGTAGCGTGTAAGACCCTGCAATGGGCTGTCAGTATAAATTTGGTTGTCCAGTGCGCTGTTTTCGCTAAGAGTCCATGTGCATGGAGCAGAGGCCGTCACAACACCGGGAGATACTGATCCGCGTATTGTTCCAACCAGCTTGCCATCCACAACACCTGTTATTTCATCTATACTTGCACTTAAAATAGACCCATCAAATACACCACTGGAGCCTTGGCTAACAAACTTTTGCGTCAGTTCGTAGTCGCTTACATTAGTAGATACAGAGCCAACAAGATGGTTTCCAGAGCCGGGCTTTGCCATTCTAGTGCTGTAATAAACCAGACCACTTCTGGCCCTAGACAAAGATATGCTTTCTGCATTGTCATCTATTCCCATGTAATCGGATATTGCAATGCTGTTTACACTATTTCCATCACCTTGCTTAAATGGAATAACGTCTGTTCCTCCTATGGAAACAGAAATTTTGCCATCTATGTGTCTTACGGCAAGCTCGTACCAAGAGCCATGTTCAAATTCAGGAAGCTGTGTGCCGGTTGCTTCGTATATGTCAGTCAAAAACAAAGATTCTTGATCAGCCAAGGGAGTGTCGTTAGTGCTTTTCTTGTTAGAAATTTTTGCAATAACTAATTTCGGTTTGTTTGTTACAAAGCTTTCAGATCCACCGGGTTGTACATTTGGCGAATCGTGAAAACCTACAAAAAGTAGGTCGTCTACACTAGGATTTTCTGCCGATACATCTACCGATTTATCAGCGACACTAATACTTGCTTTTAGTTTGAAAACAAATCCATAAAATCTTTCAGCAGAAAACAAACCGTCTCCGCTTTGTATACCAATAGAACGTTTCGACAAAAGCTTTGAGCCTGCCTCCATATCCCCGCTCATTACAGTACCGCCGCCACCAGACGGTGCTAACACAAATGTTCCGTTGGTTATTTGTGCGTTATAAGTAGTAGCACCCACCACTGCGCTTGTAATAGCTCCGGTACCCACATCAGGAATTAATTCGTAGCCGCGAGCAATAAAATCATTAACAGTATTATTCAAAGCTCCCGCCAATGCACCATACGCTGTAGGTGTTGCAGCAGGAGTTTTTATTGAACAAGTCATCGCATAGTTGTTATTGTTTTCTACGCCACTGTTGTAAGGTTCTTCTGTAAAATCAGCGGCAGGCAACAAAACGCTGCTAACGTGTTTGCCAGCTAAACCGCTTTCGTCAACGTAATATCCTAGCTCAGATGCAACAGGGTGATAATGAGTATTTTTGCCGGGGTTAGATGTAGAACCGTCTGTGTCAAATGGCGGCCTTGGATAAACCGTAGCTGTTTTGCCATCAACCTCTTTGCAACACCAAATGCCTTTTTGTATATTTCCAGTTTTAGAATCTAGGCTGTTCAATGCGCTGCCATCAGTCACAATTGGCAAAGCTGTTGTTTCGCCATCAGTTTTGTATTTAGAAGACAAATTGTTTGATTCAAGGTCAGAATTAGTTAAAACAGTAGATTTCATCGGCGTGTATACACCGTCCCAAGAAGATAGCGTGGGCCAAATGCTCGTAGACTCATACATGTCTATAGGCAAAGTTGGGTTATCTGGCAGATTGCTTGGACCTATGTAACTTATAGGTCCTTGAAGTTCACGGCTATCTGTTATATCTCCATCTTGATTTGGGTCGCGCAAAATCTTAGATAGATTTGATGTTACAGATTGCGAAACACCGTCGTAAGTTGTTGATTCTCCGTTGTATGCAATCATCCCCCCTGTGTACCCTGTTATGTTTGCTTTAGGAACCTTCATCTCGTCCAGAAGCTGTACTTTGCCTCCAGTGTCGTTAGAAACAACATCAATGCCACGACGTCTGCCGCCACGCATACGTCCCTCTTCAGTATCGAACGGAACAACATTTTTAGAACCATGCGTAGACATCGCAGGCTGACTGGCGTGCGGCCCCACTTCTTGTATTCCTTGGATCGGAAATGGAAGCTCTATGTCTTTAGACGGATTTTTAGCCATCAAACAATATCCCTTGTTCTAAGAAAAAACGTTAGCTTGTCACTGGAATGGGTTGAACTAGACAACCACGCAAACCTGACATATTCATCTGGAGCTAAATCAACGCCGTAGTCTTGATCGTTAAAGACGTGGCTTTCTCCGGGGGCTACGTCAAGGCTTTCAAGCCTGTATTCTGTTGAGCCTGAAATCACTGAAAGCTGTACGTTGTATGTGTTTACTCCATTTTTGTCACTGTGAATCATTGCTTGATAAAACTGACGAACTTTAGCACTTCGCCTGTCGAAGTTGCTTTTAGATGCAAGCGTGGTGCCAAGCATTTGCGTAGGCGTGCCACCCGTGTTTGGCTGAAATACCCCTTTTACAGTTTCGTAATTTTTGTATTTCACGTTCATGAAGATGGATCTGCAATAGTGTCAAATGGCAGTCGTTGATTTGTGCGGTACGAACTAATGTGTCCGCCTTCTATTGGACCGTACTCAGGCAACAGCATTCCGTCTTGAACTGCTGTGCGGTGGTACAGTGGAGATTGATCTATTTCTGCTACACGCTGCATAAAGTTTTCTTCTTCATACCCTTGTGCAAACGCCCTGACATAAGAAATCAAAAGGGTTTCTGCCCAGTCCGGTATCGGTGCAATATCGCTGTCATTCGACAGCCCTGTCCACTTAGACCTATAAAAGATTGAGATTTGATCCACGCCCGTTGGAGTCGGGGCAAGCTCAAGTCGCGGAGTAATTGCAATCGTTGTGTCTGTGACACCAGTCGAATCATAATAGGATATTGCTGCATGAAACTGCCGTCCTGTAGACAGGCTGCCATTGCGAATCAACAGAAGCTTGTCGTATGATGTCAATTCAATGCTGTCGTTAAGACCGTTTTTCATCCGTATGGTGATGATTTCGCCAACGTCGGATGGCAAATCCACATACGACTGAGAAGATACCGTGCTGATATCTACAGACGGCCTAGACCTAAACTTCCAAGCATAAGAAAACATATGCCTGCCAGCTTGGTTCACTATGTCTGTCGAAGTAATTTCCGAAGCAGGTGTACCGCCGAGGGCATGTGTAACGTGCGATTTAAGATTAGTCAGAGTAAGCATACTAGGTCACCGCGAAAACGCGGACTTTTGCTCCACCAGATCCAGTGCAGTAAAATTCAATCCTGTCAATATCATCTGCAACCCAATTGGTTTCCCAAGTTTCTAATTCGGCGTTGTAGTTAGACTCACTAAAACCACCATCCATGTTGCCCATGTTTCTAGCATCGTCTCTAGACAATATAAAAGGCACATTGGCAGTGAGCTTGAGGCAAAAACCGTTTTCTATATTGCCGCCAGACAGATTGCCTCCGTCAGTACATAGCATCATAATTTCGGAGTCTGCATCGGCACTGATAAACAAGAAATCAAAGTCTGCAATTAAATCGTCGTTGAGAATTTCTTTGATTGTGTTTTGCGCAACGTCGTAAGTGCGGTCAAAGACTTCGCCTGTTGCTGCCGTAATAGTCTGTCCTGCTGTTAGCGATCCGTCTTTGTATTCATTGCCCGCGTCATCTGTGAACGTAAAATACTGATATACAGTTACGTTTGGCATTGTTAATCTCCGGGCGGGTGCTGGGTTTGCCAGCACCCGCCGCAGCTAAGGTTTATTAGGAAATTGCGCCAGTGATGATGTTGCATACAAGCCAAGCCGAGCCTGTGCATACGAAACAACCCATCTCGTTCTGATTAAGAGTACCGATTGTCGAGCCAGCATCGTCTTTAACAACTAGATTTTCAGCAGCATCAGATGCGTTCCAAATCCAGAACTCGCGGCCAGTAGAGCCTTCTTCCGCTGGAAGAATAACATCTCTTGCACTGCCGCCAGCGTCAAGACGCTGATGCTTGACATCACTGTCAACAAGCGTTTTGTTTGCAGCCAAGGTTTCATTGTTAATGCCGGGAGGGCCACCAGCCTGTTGTGTTGCGATTACTCGCGTTTGGAAAGGACTAGGCATTTTATTTTCTCCTGCCTGTAGGTAAAGTTTGCGTAGACCCACTCGCTACGCTAGAGAATGCCATCTGCCCCCCGAAGGGGACAGATGACGCGAATCAATCCGTTAGGATCAGTCAGACGAAGCCTGATTGCCCCAACCAAAACCGTTGAAGAGAACCTGAGCTGTTCCAGCACCAGAAGTTTCCTCAAGAGCGTAGGCAAAGAACCCCTGATTAACACCACCAGTGTCACTCAAAGCCGTAGAACTGTTGTCTACAGTAAGAGCAGCACCAAGATTGTTAATTGCTTCGCTCGTTTTTGCAGTTGTTCTTCCTTGCAAAAGGAATCGTCCTGTTGAGTTGTCTGTAGTAGCCTCAAGAGCAACACACAGGATTCCAACGCCTACAGCAAGATTGTCTGTAGGTGCAACAACATTAGAAAGCCCGGCATCTGATGCGCCTGCAACAGTGTTGTCTGTTCCAGAAACTTCGCCTGCCGTTCCACCCATATCAATCATCAAAACATCACCAACCGTCAAAGTAGCATCTGTTCGGTTGATTGCACGGAACTCTACTACTGGAATTTCCAGTCCCAAAGGTCCGCCAATAGGTACTCCAGTTGACATCGTATTTCTCCTCAGTCAAAGAGTGTTATAGAAACCGTCTTATCAAGCAGATGGACGGACGATACCCTGACGCTTACGCGAGTTGCAGAAGAGGTTCCACCAGCAATCGACAGGCTGAACGCTTGTGAATGGCTGGTTGGGGTGCCTCATTGGATCGTGCTTCTCGAAGTAGCGACGGGAGTGATAAACAGGGGTCATGTAGTTAGCATTCACCCAGTAGTAACGTGAACCAGTAAAGGCAGCAGATGCGCTGTCTTCTGCATGGAACCCAGTGTGGCTACCGCTACCGTAGTTGTTGCTGTAGATAGCAGCAGTGTCCAGTGCCGCACAGTAGATAACGTCGATGCCGCTATACTGTGGGTTGTTGTATGCAGGGTCCTGTGCCGAGATCAGTGAGTCATTGCTTGCTCGGAGAGCGCGCTTGTACTGATTGACACCAGCACGACTGGCGAAGATCATCTGCCGACTGAGCATGTCGCTCTCGAAGTATTCTTGCTTCGTTGCCGGTGGGATGAACTGACACTTCAGGAACATCTCGTCGAAGGCTGCAACCAGCGAATCGCTGCTTCCAGTACCGCCGCCGATGATTCCGTCAGGGTCATTCGCGTCGTAAGTTGAAACCTGATTCTGGTAGTTGCTGTTAGCAGCTACGCCAAGACCCTGAAGGTCTGTGCCTGAGAATCCGGCTGGGAGGCCACCATCGTTTTCCTGAATGAAGGTTGGGATGGAGTACGGAAGCTTGCCCGTATTGGTTTCCATTCCTGCTTCGTTAGGAGCCTTCCAAAGATCGTCTTCCATGCCGTTGAGCATCGAAGTCCAGAGACGCATCTCTTTGATACGCTTGAGCTTCTTGTAGACACCCTTTTGAGCATCACGGGAGAGACCTTCGCCCATGTTAAGCTCGACTTCCTGATCGGTCCAACTCATGTGATCGACGGAGAACTTCCAGTCAATCTCAAGAGTGTCTACGACTTGTGGGTTAGTCCAGCTAAACGTGTCGTTAGGCTGATAGTGGTTGTAAGTCGATGATTCATCCAGAAGGACTACATCGTTAATCGTTTTGCCGCCCTGAATAACCTTGTCCATTCCACGCCCACGAAGGAATCGTGAGAGAACATAGGTATTCTTTACGGCCTCGTTAATGACATCTTCAGCAGAGGTCAGGTAGCGAGGGCCGGTGGCAGCCATGAAGTCGTTAAAATTAGCAAGGGCAGTTCCCATAGCTATTCCTCTTTCTCATGGTTTAAATAGTGTAAGCCTTCTTAGCACCATCCAAGCCATCGCCATCAAAGATTGCGTCCAAAGCCGCGTCTTCACGATCTTCGTGCGTAAACGTCTTTGTTGCAGTCTTAGTCTTGGTAGCAACAGTAGGCTGACCCAAAGACTTGGCTTTATTTTCAGCCGCAGTGTCTCTAGGCGGTGCTTCGTCAGCAAACACAATTCTTGCCGCATCAGTCATCAGTGATCTGATGTTGTCGTAATCGCCGCTTTTGTAAAGCGTTTTCATGCGGTCAACGACTGACTGATACGCATCCTCGGCATCCAACTGCGGAAACCGTTCCCGCAGGGATTCTTTTGCTACCGACAATTCTCTAGCTTCAGCATGGCCTGTTAGCGTCTGAATCTGTTGAATTGCCGCAGCAAGAGATTGCGACAGTTGAGCTATTGGCTGCATCAAAACTTCTGCGGCTTCTTCGCCGAAGATTTCTGACATGTCAGCCTTAGTCTTTTCAAAAGTTTGGTTGGCTACAGGTGTTCTTGCGGGATCTGCTACAGCCTGTTCCGGGGGTTGCTCTTGCGTGCTGTCCGCAGTGGGTTGTTCTCCACCTGCTTCAAGTTGCTCAAGTCGTGACTTCAACTTAGAGTATTCATCTCCAAACTTGTCGCCGTCTCTTTGAACCTTTTCACGCTTAAGTCCCCAGCTTACAAAGCTGTCAGGATCTTGCTCATACATGTAGTCCAGCACATCTCTTGGTGTACCGTCACGTTGTAGCGCGGCCATAGCACGGTGATAGTCTTCGCCGGGTTCGCTGGGTGTTACAGCGTCCGTCGCAACTTCTGTGTCAGCCGCAACCTCCGTTTCAAGCTGTACGCTTTCTACTTCGGCCTCTGCAACACTGCCTTCAGGCTCCGAACTTCCCATAATTTTATCTAGCATGGCATCGTCACTCATCTCGTTGTCAACAGTGACACGCTCTGAGATCGGGTTAGCCGCAGACTCTTCTACGGGGTTAGTTTCTTGCTGAATGTCAGTGATTTCTTCGCTCATATCTATTCCTTAATCATTCCATGTCTTGCAGCCACGTCCCTTTCGTGGCTTTGGCTTTTAATGATCGGCCTTCCCTGACCGTCATAACTACCTACCCCCTCAAGATTGCGAGACAACGCTCTGCTCACATAGGGGTATTTGTGTGTCTTTCTTTCAATTCCTGCTGTGTCGAGTATGAATGATGCAACTCTAGTGAGAACCTTTCCATCTCCCTCGACCGTGCTTCCAATACTTGGAGCGTCAGACGAGTTGTAAAACAACTCATGCTCATTACCTTCTTGGTCCACGAATGCGTACAGTGGCATTATTCACTCCTCTGCATTTGTTGCGCCTGCGCGTTTGACTGTGCCGCTGATGCCTGCGCCTGCATTTGTGCTACAGCCTGCTCCTGCTGCTGCTGCTGCTGCTGGGCCTGTATCATTTGCATAAGCTGTTCTTGGTTAATCATTTCGCCAAGCTCAGGTATGTTCATAGCATCGCCAAGCTTAGACAGCATCGCAGACCAGTCTACATATGGAGTGTTGACCATCAACTGTGCCGACTGCATTACCATGTTGTAGCATTCCATTGCCCTACGTTGAAGGAGTACTTCGTTAGCGCGCTCCATTGAGTAGGTGTCAATTTCCAACTCTACATCGGTAAACTTCGCACCAGTAATCTGCTCGGGAATGCCGCCTACAAAGAAAGGTTCTTGCATACCAAGAGCTTCCGCAGCCTTGGGTCCAAGCGGGAACACTACTCTATTGTCGTAATACATGTACCAAGCGGCGTTTTCGATAGTGCGTCTGGCCGCCTCTTGAAACCGACGTTTGATGTAAGCAAACCGGAGACTACCGGCTGACTCAGCAACTGCAACTTCTGTAGCCGTAGCTTCGCCTGTAGCAATGCCACGCTGCGCTTCGCCCACTCCACTGTTGCGGTCAAGGCGTTCTCTAGCCATCGAAATGTATTCGATTTGCTGTCGGGTAATGCCGCCAAATTCCGCAGGCACAATACTGTCACCAGCCAAACCCTCCACCGGAACCACATAGTTATCTGGCTGGCTCTTAATGTCTTGAACCAGTTTCTTATTTCTTGCGTCCACAAACACAAGCCGCTTGTATTGTGCTGCCGAAGAAGTTGCGGACTGAACATGCGCGTTCAGGTCATCCATTTGTCCGAGCGTTGCGACAATTGGAGATAATGGGTAAGGGCGTTCAGGAACGCTGTAGACACCAAATACGCTATAAGGGCCGTGCTTAGGGCCATAGAAGTTCCTTGGCTCTCTAATGAAATCGCTGCGCTTTTTTCCATCTTCACCCGGCCCAGAAACACCAATGGTGTAAATGGTTCCGTTAAATGTAGATTCTTCATTATTGTAGTTTGGCATACCAATTTCTGGAACCCAAACTTCGTATCCGACTATTTCGTGCCTATCTGGCACGTCTTCGGTACCCCTGCCGTACTCGTCAAGACCGTGGTTTTCTGACAAAGACTCAATTACTTCTTTGTTCCAAGTATTATCGTTTTCAGCCTCTTCGATCAAGTCTTCTTTGTCACGAACCCATTTGTGTCCAGCAAACCTAGCGTCAGACAAACTTCCGGCAATCGGGTCCATGAAGAACCGCTGCGGTGCAATCCTGTAGCAAGTAGGCCAATGCGGCGCGTTTGCATCTGCTGGCGAATAACCGGGCTGCGGAGCTTCTGAAGTTAGTATTACCCCGTAAGCAATAAGCATGTCGTAAGCAACACGCTCAAGAACATCTCTAAACCTTGAATCTCTGATCCACCTGTTGATACCATGCTCCATAGCCTCGGCAACACCACGTTGCGTTACAGGCCGTCTGGTAGAAACATGCACACGCGGGTTGTCGTAGATCAACTTAGGGACCGTGAGACTGAGGTACTCGTAAACGTGGTTTTCGGGGATAGAGATCCCGTGCCCGTCTTGGTACGACTCCCCCGTAAACCTGTCAACGATATCCTCGAAGGATTCGAGATATGTGTCACGCAGAGTTTCGGCGGACTGGATTTCGAGATAAAGATTGTCTGGGGTAACTTTTAGCATATTTAAATCAACCCAATATTCCGGGCAACAGCCGGAATGGGTTTACCATGTGCAACGGATTGGAATATTCAAGCCATTCGGGAAGTCTTTGAGGTGGCCGTGGTTGTTGGTAATAGTTTGGGCCAACTGGGTCAGCAGGTATGTAGTGTGGCCCCTTTTTCTTGTAACGATGCCCATCAGGATTGGTGAAGTAACCCGGCTGGCCTTCAATCGGCATGTATTCGCCTGAACGCTCTTGACCCATGCCGCCCAATGGACTTCTGTTCATTGAAGAATCGCCAAACATAGGCTGTTGCATTTGGCTGCCCATTGCGCCCATGCCGCCAAACATTGGAGCGTTTTCAAAAACACCAGTCATGCCTAAGTTTATTTGGTTAGGCAATCCGCCAGCACCAGCCATTGCCATGTAAGGATTATTCATTAATCGTCTCCAAGAAGTTCTTCTATGTCAAAATCTTCGTCTACTACGTCGGGCGAATCAATCATTGTTATTGAAACCTCTGGGCAATGTTCTTGCAATATCTCAATAGCAAGTCTTAAAAGTGCTTCTGGGTCTGCGGCCATGATCACCGCCCAAGGTTCTTCGCCAACTTTCCCCGATTGTAGGTATCCCATTGCCGTAGACTCGGGGTCTTCCTTTTGGAAATATTCGATTGCAAGCTCTAGCATACCCGGCACATTGCTGTTTTCGTCTACCTCGCCAGATGTGATTAGATAATCTTGGTTTTCTTCTTTATCAAACATCATCCACCCTTCCGGAGAAAAAACCACATCAGCCCTCCATGACTTCGGCATGGCCGAGAATTTCGCCCATTGATCCCGGCGGATAACTAACGCTTTCCTCAAGGAATCTTGGTGCCTCTTGTCGCATATAAACCACACCCGCATAGGCGATAACCCTGTCACCGTGAGACTCCCTTGCTCCGGTTGTTTCATCGTGCATGTGACCCGGCCCGATGCTTCCGTCTGGGTAGTAGACGTATTCCAGCATCTCTGCCAAACCCTGCTTAGAAGGAATGTTGATTTCGTTACGGATGATTGCCCTGCTCAAGCCCGATAACAAAACCCGTTTGCCTTTTCTGTCCGAACGCCAACCGTAATCCCTTGTCTTTCTGTCGCTTCGCTTGCCTAACTGCCTTCTGAAGTAAACATTTGTGTAGTTCTCAGCCCTGATATCCTCATACCAAGCCTCACCGGGGCCGTTTGCTTCCCACCCAAGGAAAGCCCCTTCTGTTCCGCCCGCGAATACAGTAGCCCCCGCCATACACGCCTCTTGGGCTAGTTCGTGCGGACCCGTGTGTGGGTCTACAAATTCCGCTACTATCGTGCCTGATTCTCTGTCCATAACCGCTATTGCTGAGTTGCTTGACCCCTTGCCTGAAGCAATATCTGCAAACATTGCATAGTTGCAAGACTGTGTAGGTATGCCATTGGTCAATTCTGCCCACACAAACCACCTTCCACCGCTCGTTTCCTTGAAGACCCCATCAATGAGTTCCATTCTTACAGCGTCCATGCCGTAAGAGTTCAAGTGCTGAGTGACTACAGCAGAGTTAAAGAACAAGTCTCCTGAAGTGGTGTGGTCAATCAAAATGTTCTGGCCAACGTCAGCCGGGTCAGAACGCCTCTTGACCTGCTCCGCAAACCACGGCGTCCACCAATAGCCGCGACCGCTGATGCTGGTCATTTCCCCGTCTTCATCTACACGCCAATCTCTCCCAAGCCCCTTCTGTGGATGATCCCAATACCCCAGCGTGATGATCTTTGGAGCATCGTGCATCAATCCCAAGTTTCTCTGCCGCGTAAACTCAGTACCCGGACCAAGTGGGGTAGAGTTTCCGATGCGACATGAAGTCGTGTCAGCAGCCGAACGCCATGCGTCCGTCGCGTGATCCATAGACGCCATCTCATCAAACAAGATGAACGTCCTACGACCACCACGGCCAACGTGAGCCGTAGTTGCCTGTCCTGATATTGTTGATCCCGTCTTTGGATTGACCAACTGCAAATGCCTTCTGTACCTGCCGCCTACTTCAAAATCCTTGATATTGGATGGCAACATCCATTCAGGTAAAGAAGAAAGCATGTAATCAATCTTCCACATCAGGCAGTCAGGATCGCCCCTGCGGTCAACCAAATCCTCTACACGGCTAACCAAAAGTATCTGGGAATCATCCCTGAAGATCCAATACCAAGTCGCCAAGGCTACGCATAGCCATGACGCTCCCATATCTCTTGACTTGTCAATGATCGAGTCCCTACCATCGTCTATACACTCCATGAGTGTGACTAAGGCAGAGTCCTGTACCGCCCACGTTATGAACGGCACATGTTGTTGCTCGGCGGGTATTTCTCGCCCCGTCTCGTCCACGGACTTGACGTTGTAGGTCCACCCGAAGTAGTTAAGCCAGAATATCGGGGACTCCGAGCAGGTCTCCCAGACACGATTACGCTCTTCCTCTTTGGTCGCTGTCGCCTCCAACAACCACTGGCGCGATTCACAGTTCGCTCTCGCTTCCTTCGGTATCGGCCACCCCGTCAGCGGACAGTTCACAAATGGAGGTGTCACCAAGGGATGCAGTTGTTGTGTGTTTTTGTTGGAGGTCACGCAGCCGCTCCATAAGTTGATCTGTTGTTTTCTTAGAAGTGTTCGACATCTCTATTGCCCCACCTGCGGGGCCAGAGAATTCGTGCCGATTAGTACCAAACATTTCTGGGAAGTAGCCCCTAGAAAGATGGATAAGCATAGGGACATTCCTGTCCCGTATGCCTACCTCTCTACATGTTTCTAGTATTTCATCGGCAGCGCGTACCCGTGCTTCTCTGAAAGCCTGTGGGTAATCGCTTTCTTCTTTAATCCAACGGTAATGCTGCCGGTCTGTGACACCAGCAGCCTTTGCTGCACCAGAGATAGTTCCGATTATCGAAAGAGCTTCGAGAAACTTACGCTGGTTAACAGTCAGATCAAATGATTCGGGTATGCGTCTTTCCATGCCTAACTCAGCGACTCATTTTTCTTTTTGTTGTCATAGATCGTTTGTTTTTCTTGGTCTTTTTCGGGGCCATTTTTCTTTTGCCGTTTCCGTTTGTTCTAGCCTTTGCCATTTGCTAACTCCCGTCTTTCGACGTAATTGTTGAATTCTTTGGACAAACCTTTGTAATAACCCTGTTTGTCTAAGATTTCAGAAAAGTGATTCAACTCACTGAGGTTTTGGATGAACACCATCCCGTAAACATCTTCTGTAACTGATCCCCATTCTTCAGGATCTAAGCTTTCATCATCGGGGTCATCGCTGTCAGGGTCAAACGGCATCAAGTACAAGTTGTCTTTGCATAGCTGCCTGTTTCTTTCCTGAGTCCATTCTTCAGCGTGCCAATCGTCTGCGTCGTAGACTACGATGACAAGCTGATGCGTATTGTTCCAATCTGATATCTGCTGCTCTACCTCGTCTTTACTGCCGAAAACAACCTTCACTTTGTTTCTTATCCAAGCTGTTTTTGCAAACGGACACGGTTTTAGATTGTTGTAGTGCTTACTGGGTATATCTAAGTAATTGAATATCCATTGCTTGATATCAGCTACAATCAACTCTTCATTAAAAGCCATTAGTTCTTTACCAGACATCAGTTCTTGCGCTTGCGTTTCCTTTTGGACGGGCTAGAAGCCTTTACGCTTTTGCGTGCAGATGACCGCTTTGCTGATCTTGTAAAACGCGACGTGGTTCTAGCAGATCTCTGCTTGCTTGAAATGCTTGTTCCTCCGCCACCACCACCTCTAGGCATAGATCACCTCAAAATTTCTCGTAATAAATTTTCATATTTCGTATTGCTAATGTCGCACCCATTGTGACTTTCAAAGGGCCTCTGCAATATGCTCCAGAACCACCGTTTATATCTGATGTACCCAGATCACTTGTATTAACAGCAGCACTTAAAAGCTGCATATTGTTTGACGTGTCTTCGAGTGTAAGCGTGCCACCGCCAGCAATACCAGAAGCAAGGGTTACGGCAACTTGAGTTATTTTGCCAACAACATCCACATCGGTAGTGGCATTGCCGCCTGAGCTACTAGAAGTAACTGATATGGCGCACAGATTACCATCGCGTTCTGAATTAGTTATCGTAAGTGTCATATCACATTCTTATGTAGTAAATTACAAATGTCTGCGAATCCGCACTGCTAATACTAGAAACAGTTGCCTTCAGAGGACCCCTGCAATACGCGCCACCACCAGCGTTTACATTGTCAGGCGTGATGTCTGTTGCAGCAAATGAAGACTTAGTAAATAAGGTCATACCATTAGAGGTATCCTCAAGCGTAAGCGTACACGTTTGACTGCCTGACCGAGTAACCGCCACTTGAACGATTTGGCCGACTACCGTATTGCTAGTGGTTACGTTGCCATTAGCGTCAGCCGTTACCGTTAGTGTGCAAAGAACTCCATCTCGCTGATGCGATGAAATTGTTACAGCCATTAGTTACACCCACCCTTGCACTTGCCCCACGGCATTTTTGCATAAAGCCAACAGAAAAAGCCCGTGCATTGCAAAGCAGCACCGGCTACAAAACCGCCGAAGGCGGCCAAACAAAGCCATGAAATACCCATTACTCAGTTACCTTTTCTTCAGGGTCAAATTTGCGATCAGCCACATGCTCAAGAACTTTCCTGACCGACTTTGGGGTCAGAGACTCAAAGTCCACTTGCGACTCAATATACGCTCCGCGTGCCGCCAAACGCCTCCTTGTTACCCACCTTTGCCACAAAACTCCAGCAAAGTAGGCCACACCAAGGAGACCGCAAAAACCCAGTAGCCACGCAGATGGCACTACGAGATGCTCCAGCACCTCCAATGCCCACACATTTGCCGAAGCCATAAGAACCCCGACAGCTATCAAAATAATGCCAGTGCTACGGGAGCCTAGAAGCAGCATCCCGACACCGCTAAGTATCGCTACAACAGCCCCGACTGCTACAGGCCAAACCAGACCAGTAGCCGCAGCCGTCTCCGCTAGGCCGCCCCCTCTCGCCATCTCATGACCGGGCATTCCCGCAGGAGGGAAGGGGCGGGTAGCCGCACAGCCAGAGACGGCAAGGGGGAGGGCGTAAAGGAGATTCTTAGGACGCATCAGCATTTCCAACGTCGCCTCGCTTGGCGAATACGGCTATTAGGGTCATTTCTGGTCTTAGCCGAAGATCGCTTCAACTGACCAGCACTGCGAGCGCAATAAGACTTACGCCTCTTCGCCGCAGCACTACCCTTCTTGACCTTGCCCGTCACAGCCGTTTTCAACTTACTGCCGGGATTCGCTTTCCTGTACCGCTTGACCCCAGCAGCAGTCATCCCAGCACCTGACTTCGTTTTCCGGTAGTTAGGGCTTTTGCCAGACGTAGTACGCCGTATTGACTTCTGTCTTCTGGCAGCCATCAACGCTTCTTCTTTTTAGCCGTCCTAGCACTACGCTTAAAAGCCTTGGCCGTGGGTGCCCCCTTGGCTCCCGGCTTCCTCATCTTTTCGCCACTGCCCGCCTTGATACGTTTACGCTTGGCATGGATATTTGCGTACAAACCTCGCTTAGCCATCATTTCCTCCTCCGCGACAGATTCTTCTTCGCTGTCACCTTCCGAACATTCGACTTGCTATTTCCGCCACCCTTACGAATAGGCTTAATGTGGTCGGCGTGCATACCGTCACCTTTCTTTAAACCCAGTTGCCGCCTAGCTTTATTGCGCTTACTACGGTTCACACGCTGCTTTTTCTTCTTGTGGTAGGTGTCGTATTCTTTTCGGTAGTTTCTAGGCATGTGTGTAATTTAGCATGTGAATTTTGGCGTGGGGTACCTTTGATTGATGCAATGCTGCGATGGTACCTAAGCGGGGGGGGTACCCCCTTCGCGCTCATGGGGGTGGGTCATGCGCGCGTCACGGGCGACGATCTTCTAACCGTTCTACGGCTCTCTCCACTTGCTGTACTCTCTCTTGCATCGCAGCCTGCCGGACCAGAACCTCCGTAAGGAGCCGGTCGTGCCGCAAGTATTGGGTGGTCAATGCTCCAAGCAAACCCACTGCTAACGCAGCTAATCCGAGCCAATCTCGGCCGGACAGCCTTACTGTCTGAGAGTCTGTCTCCCTCGTCATCACCACCGCTCCTTCACTCTTGCCTCTGGTAGGTCCATGTCGCCTCTCAGGCGTTCCTTAGCTTGCATACGCCTCTCGGATCTATCGATCCGCCAAACATGCCTGAGTGGGTCTAAGCCTTCGAGGTAAGCGAGCCATGCCTCCTGAAGGAGATCATCCGATCTATTGCCAGACCTACGGATCACTGCTGAAAGCAGTCGTTTCGATCTGTCATCCACTGGAGGTAGATCCATCAGCCCACACTAGGTGTCGGACAGTCTTCGACTGTTTATGCGCATGGTTTCAAGCGATGCTCTCACGCTTTCGCTCGTGGCGTCCGCATGCTTCCCACGTCGGCTATCAGCTAAAACGGGAAGACCGCGAGCTTCTGCCCATCTCAACACACGTCCGACTGCGTGCATGCTCACGTCACACTCGCTGGCTATCGCCTCCTGAGTAGCTGGTACACCATTCTGCTCAATCGCTCTGAAGTACGCTTGCAATACGTTCATCCGCAGTTGCGCTCGTCGCCTAGTCTCGCTCGGTATATGCCTGTCCATACTCATGAGGCAGAATTTTACTTTTATTTACCCCTTTAGGGGTAGGGTGACAATTTGTGACATGTTGCTAATGCTTGGACTTGATCCTGACGATAAGGCTGGTATCATGGCACCTGTCGAACGACGAATTCGACCAGCCATTTAAACATGCTTAGGAGAACGATATGACGAAGAAAGAAGCTAAATCCATACGTAAAGAATTGAGGCTATGTGGCTACATGGCAGAAGCAGTCGCTCAGGACTTCGACCGCATGACACCTGCGGATATCAAGCGGCATATGGCCCACGTAGCTCAATCGCTCCGTGTGATCGTCACTGATTACGTCAAGTGATCCACCCACTAAAAACAGGAAAGACAAAACCATGTCCGTACGTATCTATTCAAATCCAGAAAACGAATCCAACCTGATGATGACCTCCGATGTTGAGGTGTTCCATTCCTCTGAGTATGGGCATGATGATGAATTGGACGAACAAGGCGAGCGAGTCTATCCAGAAGGCTTCTACTTCTGGTATTGCTTCGGCGGATGTCTTCCAGACTCCAGCCCATTTGGACCATACAAAACTCAAGATGATGCCATATTCGCGGCACAGAATGGTGATTTTTGAACCCATCCCAACTACTGAGGAGAACGATATGCTACCTACCGCCAACGATTTGATGTCCGCAATTTGCAAAGCCTGTCCCGATCTGACTAGTAGCCAGTTGTTTGACATCGCCGAGGCAATCGACCCAATCCCGCAACATATCAAGGATATGTCTGACGAGGAATTGCTCGAAGAGCTAGGCATCACAAGCGAAGTCATCGCCCTGTCAGCCCATTTGGGATGTGATGCACAAGAAGCGATCAACCTCATCGAAAGTG